ATGAAACTACGACCCCGTTCTCAATCTCGTCCCCGCTACTAACAAGCAACTTCCCGCTCTCATGTAAAGGAACATTCGCAATATTCGTCATCGGATTACCTCCGCGGGGACTAAAATCCACGACCTTCCCACTAGCCCCCACAACCATCAATTTAAGCGTCTTATAATAAATAATGCGCCCGAACTGGTCATCCTTACTCGGTAATTGAAATGGGCTAACCTTATCATTTTTTCCTTCGCGAACATAGTTGACTAAGAAATCAACGGTCCTCATCGATTGATAGCGCCATCTCATCAACTCATACCAATGGCCACCCCGCTCCGGATAAAAGTCCGCCATCGGGCGAAACATAAGACCCTCCACTTGATACTCCTGAATGCTAATTTTATCAAATAACTCATTGATATTGTCCTCAAATAAGGACCCACTCCCGAATAAATATTTCCCCACGTATATTTTAGTGGCCTCCTCGCGCAAGTCAGCAACAATATACGTAGATTTCTGAATACACTCCCGAAAGAATTGATACATGTATTCATGGCGCATCTTATCTTTTGTACCTGCCCCCATAACAAAGAACTTCGTCTTCCTTACATCGGCTCCCCGATAATACAAAATATCGGTCATAACAAACGTGTTTTTCTTCGCATTATAATACCCCTCACAAATACTATTCTCATACCCGCTCACCTCTCGCCCCGTATTTATAATCCGGTCATTCAAAATAATAAAAATCTTCCCATCCACATTCTTACTGAAATTCTCCGTTATAAAAAGATAACATACCTCCCCCTCCGGATAAAAGGAAACCCCGTAATTCTCACGAACATACGGTATCCCGTCTTTTTTAAAGAAATTTCGCCTTAATACATCGACCGGCTCCACATAGAAACCCTCCGCAATAAACCGTCGAAACGACTTCATCAGATTCTTCTTCTCATCGACAGATATAATAAAATTAGTCTGCTGAATTTCCTCGAATAACCACCGCAAAAATTTACTAAAATAACTCTCGAACTCAATGGTCTCTTCTCCTACTTTTATGCTATCTTCAAGTTTGTTCTCAAAACGCAATTGGACGCTATATTTACAAGCAACTCCCATACATCCACTTTCGCGAAATGAAAGCTCGCTCTCTATCTGACGCTCCTCAATCAAATCCAAATAAAACCCGAACATATCATCTAGTATTTCGTATTTATTGACATACTGGTAAGTCCTCTTAGCGCCTTCCTTCGCCTTTTGCTCTTTGACTTCCGCATCATGAAATACAACGACTTTCATCCCATACCTCTCAATTTCGTCCTCTTGGACAACTGTCTCTCGAATATGTCGCATCTCGCAACTCCCAAATTGCCAATACCTCTTAACTTCATCTTTTCCATCGACATATCCGTAGTCTAACGCCGACGTATATTCGTTTAAATACGTTTTCATTTCATATTTAAAGCCCATCCCTCCTTTCTCGGAGGAATAGATACATCTTTCAACTATCGTCGCAAATAATTCTTTTGATAAACTATCACCGAATTCAATTCGAATTTTATTATTACCTAATTTTTTGAATATATTATAGTCCATGATTATAATATATTAGTAGATTAATTTTAAGCTGGTTTCTAAAACAGTTTTTGATTAAACTTTTTTTCTAAAAAAGTTTTTTACAAACAACATGTCTCAAATATTTTTGCAGTTACCAAATACGGGTCGCAATTACTCGCAGGACGCCTATCCTCGAAGTATCCCCTCTTATTATTAATAGTATCATTCCCTATCCTTACACTTCGCCCTCTATTGGCCCTTCCAAAACTAAATTCATCATAACTCGCTGTTTCGTGATGACCAGTCATCCGCTCTTTGTTTCCATCTCCGTATATCATCATATGTTCAATATGCTTCTTACTCAATTTCATAATAGCCTCATCAATTATTTCCAAACCAGTTTTTTCAGAGGTCCCCTCGCGCATACCCTTCGTGCTAAAATTCGTATGACATCCACTTCCGTTAATCTCCTTAATTAACTTCGGCGTCAAATCAACTCGAACACCATACTTCTCGCAAACCCGATTCAGTATATAACGCGCCATCCACAAATGGTCCCCCGCCTCAATACCCAAAGAAGGACCAATTTGAAACTCCCACTGCGCCGGAGCAACTTCCGCGTTTATTCCACTGACTCTCAACCCAGCATACAAACACTTCTCTAAATGCTCCTCAACAACTTCCCTACCTAACGCATTCCCTCCACCAACCCCACAATAAAACTGCCCCTGCTCCGGAATAGAAAACGCACAACCCATCGGTTTCACTGTCTTCAAATCCACCAAAAAATACTCCTGTTCTAAGCCAAACCATGGCTCCTCTTCAACCTTCCCATCAAAAATCTCAACCGCTCCAGCGCGATGGTTTGTAATATGAGGTTCCCCATTTGGTAAATATGTATCACATAATACCATACGATTATCACCTCTCCTAAAAGGACATTTAAAAACAGCTCGTGCCTTCATAATAACCTCGCTATCACTTCCAATCGCCTGACCCGTTGAACTCCCATCATAATTCCAGTCCGGATAAAAATATACGGAATCCTTATCATATCCACTGTCGCATTCATTCATAACCCGACATTTACTACGCAATTCATTATTTCCACCAATCCAAATGTATTCAGCCAAGAATACCATATCCTAATATTATATTATTTTTTCACATATTTTCCAATTCTTCCCTCAACTCCGAAATATTCTTTTTCAAATCTTTTCCTGTCTTCTCGGACTTCTTAAATATTGAAACTCCCCTATCAATCGCAACTTTCTGTAATTCAACAAGCGTCATCTTTTTCAATAATTTGGTTTCCGGTTTCGGTTGAGTCCCTCCACCACCTGACCGCAATTCCTCAAAAAACTCAATTCCCATACTCTCCCATGACATGACCCCAGTCATATGACTATTAAAAACCGGATAATATCGACCCTCCTTCTCAATCAAAAAACATGACGGATTCTTCAATACATATTCCGTCTTCCGCTCATCATTCTTCCACATACTCGGGATATAACTAATTCTTTCCACTTTCCTTCTCTTAACTAAACCACCCACAACCTCCTTAAATATATAAACCGTCAGCGAAAAATAATCCACAATAATCCCCTTTAATACAGCGTCATCATCAATATCCTCGTTCGCCATAAATTTCTCCCGAATTAATGTCCTCTTTCGCGTGTAATCATTATCTCTATACAGAGCCTTCTCCTCCATATCATAAGCTATCTGTCGCATCAGGTCCTTAATCATTATAACTTTCGACTTAACATCCAAATAACGAAACTCGCCCAATACCTCATTCAATACTGAATAAATAAAACTGTTCTTCCTCTCATTATTCCGGTCCTTAATCATCTTAAACGAAGAATCCAACCCAGTCCATTCAGGAACATCTACAATATCTTTATCTACGAAACTATACTTCGCATCCAAAATATATTTATCGTATATATGTCCCTCGGCGATGACCTTCTCCGGAATATGAAAAACATAATCCTTAGCGATATCCGCACCTCCTTTATTTAAATAACTATGTAATTTATCAATTGGTATCATGACTGATTATTACAATATAATAGTCAGTTAGTTTTAAATCAAAATATTTGTGTATCTCCTCTAATCATCATCAATCTCTTCCTCCTCTTCCTCCTCTTCTTCCTCCTCTTCCTCTTCATCTTCATCCCCCTTCTCAACTGACACATTCTTTCTCGTTTTAGTTTTTGGTTTAACAGCATTCAAAGAAGTCTTCACGCTACGAGTATTAACGCTCATCCTAGATATATCGCGAAATCGTTTCAATATTTTTGCCCGATTTCCAACATATTTTGTCTTATACTTCTTCAATACAATCTTATAACCAGTTATTTCCCGCGAAGTATCCACAATGAAATTCTTCTCAAATTCAACCTCATCTTCGTTTATATTGCGATACTCCTCAAATATCTCGTTTATCCCATCCAGCGAATAAATTTCAAAATTAATATTTTTCTCCATATCATTCTCCATTATTGGAAATACAATCGAATTATTCACATTTTTATCAAATGATTCAATGCGCGTTTTTTCCGTATTTAAAATATCCTCCGTTTTACTCAATTCGCGAACATTATCTTTTGTAAAATCGACGAACATTTTTATTTTCTTCAATAACTCATTCGGTATATTCGTTAAATTAATGAAATAACCATTTTTATTCAATGTATAACGCAAATTGTTGTTTTTTATAATATCAATTATTTGAATCTTCTGACTATTATTCATCTTCTTCTCGATGAATTCTTTCATAATGCGAATATCTTTAACTGAAATTGGGTCCTCCATTTTTAAACAAATATATCACATTTTTTTTATATTGAATTAGTCCTCATCTTCATAATCGCCATCATCATCTTCTTCGTCGTCATCATCTTCTTCTTCTTCCTCATCATCATCACTAATTATTTCAGCATCTTCTGCCGGATTTGCTTCTCCTTCCATATCTTCATCCAACTCACCCAAGTCATCATCCAATTCTTCCAAATCCTCAGACCCCTCTTCCTCTTCATCATCCTCCGAATTAGAACCACTCTCACCCTCGCTTTCAGTCTCCGCTTCATCATCAACATCCGACTCCGATTCAATAACAGACTCCGACGCAACCAACGCTTCCATATTTTTATGCTTATCAGCACCTTTTCTAACTTGAATTACGACCTTCTTTCTGACTTCACTATTCAATTTTGCATAAATCGAGATAACATGACTATTTAAATTGAAAGTCTTTCCAATGACGAGCAAATCAATTTCATCTCCGATATTAATCTTCGAAAAAGGCTCCTTGTCCTGATGAATTTCCTTCGGAACAATTATCATCAGAGGGCCCAATTCTGCCAATATACCGAGCTTGTTAATTTTCTTGACCGATGCCTTGATTACACTATTCACTGGAATATTACAGACTTTCGCCCCAATAGTAATATCGAACGTAATATTTCCATTGAACTGATTATTATTCATGTTTCCAATACTCCTCTTCAATATGATTACCGTATTTGGAACAACGTATCCCTCTTTGATACATTTTCCCTCCACATTATTTTTCACAATTTTCTCGATATACGCCGGAAAATTCTCGTCTAAATATCGCGGATTCAACGATATTCGTTTTTTGATTTGGGTATAGAAGTATATTTCATTTTTTGTAAGAGAACTCATTATATAATATATAATAAATTAAACTACTTTTAAATTCACTTTTTTAGTAATTGCGAGGAATATTTCATCGTCTCTATCGAATTCAGAAACCACCTCTTTCCCTGATGCCTATCATAATCATACTCGCGCAACTTGTATTCAAATATCACACATATCTTCTTCTTCTGTGTCCCCACGATTTCAATACCCGTTTTCTTAGACATTTCATTCAACTCCACCACGCTATGAAAATCACACTCTTTTCCCTTCATCTCCGAACGCTTACTCTTCTTCATTTCCAAAGTCACCGCCCCCGTATCCCGCGTCCCATCATAAACCTTGAAAACATAGGGCCCATCCTTCAACACCATGAACCCATAAATAATATTGAAATTGCGGGAAGCATTCTTTGCCTGTTTCGACGCTTTTATTTTCATATTGAGCTTCAAGCGGTCGCGGATTTCCGACCCACATTCACCTACGAGCTTCGTATCTTCATTATAGCAAAATATCTTCATTACGGCCTTATTCTCGTTATTATTCGCCTTCAAGTTCTTGAATATATAATAATATCCAATCAGCTTGTCATTTGCGACATCATCCTTCCCCACTTCTAAATCGCGATATTTATAAAGAAAGAGTGGCTCGAAATATTCATAAAGTAATACCAGATACGGGTTCGTCATCTTGCCCTTCGACTCATAATAATCAATGAAAATCTTCTTTATAAGAACATTTTTGTCTTTATCATTTAACTTATCCACAATCTGTGTCAAAATAATATACATTTTGTTCTTGTGATTGGATTCTATCTCATTCTGAATCATCTCCGCATTTTTGATAACTGACGCAAGTATATCCCCGTCTTTTACTTGATTCTTCGTCATAATCATATTGTAATCAATTTCCTCCACATCGTTTTTGAAAACATATTCAGCCGTTTTCTGTGAAAAGGGGCGCATTCTATAAAGAAGAGGGGCGTCCGCATAAGTGAATTCAATCGGCTGAAAAATATAATAAGGACCCTTGTGAATCATATACCCGCGCCGGTTATACATATCATAAATAGGCTCATCTCTATTATTAATCATCTCTGTAATCGCAATGTATATAAATTGGAGCTCGAAGTTCTTCATATGTTCCCTAATGATTTTTACCAAATCCTCCAACGTATAAACATAACCGACCTCGAACAATTTCTTTAATATCTTCTTCGACTTCGTTATATCGGACCGCGCGAACCGCTCATTATAGGTATCTATATTTACCTTATACATTTTCTTCCTATCAGGCTCCCATACACACTTATAATCACAGTCTTTATAATCGCACTCCCTGCTCCCGTTATTATCCTCCAAACGTATCCTTACCTTCCGGCCCAAGCTACTAATCATCTCCACACTCTTCCCGCCAAAATCGAAAATATTTCCGTTCTTATTGAGGGCGCAATCCACAGCGGATTGTTTTAAGATATATGATATTTCCCGAATTTTGCGGTCCTTGACTTCGGCGATGCGATATATTCGCGTATCAATTGTTTCCGTTTCCTTCTCCTTTTTACTGGCGTTCTTTGGGGGGACAACGGCGTATAAAAAGACTTCTACGTTGCGCTCGACTGCGGGTAAATCGGCGTGGCTACACCACCTACTCGCGCGCCCAGTAGTTTGGTCAATGCGCGACAAGTTGAACCACGGCTCTAATATATGAACCTGACGTATCCGCTTGAAGTCCAAGCCTTCACCTAAAAGGCGGGTCCCAATAATAATTTTCACTTCCTCTCCATATTTATTATTGTCGTGGTTCATAATATTCATCAAATTGGACGTCTCAATTGTGGAAATGTTCGTATCCCCCGAAATAAGAATGTATCGCGCTCTCCGAAACTCGTGATAATTCGATGAACCAGCATTGTGTATCCTCGCGAGAGCATTATTCCCGCATAAAGCGCAAATAGGATTCCTCTTTCGAGGATAGTCCAGCAACGGTCTCTCTCCGCTCCATAAGTAGCGCTCAAACCCGTTTTGCTCCAACATCATCGCAAAAGGTAAAACGCCGGCCCAAATGAACTCTGAATATATATAACAGATACCCTTTCCATTCTTAATATTTTGTAGGGCGCTATAAAATTTGGAGCTGTATTTTTCGAGATATTTTTCGTCCAAGAACGGGGCTTCGTCGCTCTTTCCCGCGTTGAATCGGACATGCGTCTGGAACCGGAACTGGTATGTCCTCTTCTTTTTTTTTGTAGAATTCGAAGATTTTCCGGAATCAATGATGAAAGCCCCACGACCATTATCGGACGTTTGGTAAGCATAGTCGCGCTTCGGGTTCGTAAAATTACCGTTCTTGTCCGGTAATATAATATTACATATACGACGGGATAGTGAATTCGCATATTTATCGTAATCATCCTTTTTCATAACGACTTCATCGTCATCATCTTCATCGACAACCATTTCCACTGCGCCCTCATCCTCTTCTTCTGGCTTATCTTTATCAATCGTTTTCAACTTCTTCAAGTATTCATCATAATGATATCTGCTCATCTCGCAAGTGGATACCTTCAATTTATGGAAACGCTCACTCGGAGGGATAACTTTTCCATAAATATCGTATTTTATATTCGGAATAATCGCATCAGCCGGTTCTATTTTCAAAGGGAAAACAATTGGATTCTCACCGCGCAAATAGCTTATATAACCCTTCGACAATTCTCTAATTCTCTCGGCTCCACCTGGAACTAAATTCTCATTACTATCGAAAATCTCACTCCTTTTAACAGGAGGACGCCCATCATTCAGTAAAAGGAGGTTCAATATATAAATAATTTCGTTCGCATTATCATACATCGGCGTGGCGCTCATCAGAACCAACCGAATATTTTCACCGTAGGAGACAATAGCCTGTAAAATAGGGGGGACCTTACGCAATTCGACATCCGAAGTATCACTCTTGATGTTGTGGATTTCATCAATAATTATTACGCGGTTCTGAAATTTGCTACGAATCGCCCTTTTTTGAATATCGGTCAGAGAACTCTTTTTACCGTTCCATCCGATGTCGCTCATGAGCTCATTCGCAAACTCTTCGTATCCGTAAAATTGATAATATGAATTTACGAGGCGCCCCGTCTCTTTCCGCTTCTGTTGAATTGTTAATCCACTAAACTGCTCAAAATTCAGACTATATGTATTTCCCGTGCATTGAACAATGTCATCTGGGCGCTCTTTTTTAATTTCCTTTCGAATATCATAAATTTGGTCTTTGAACTGTTGGAGAATACGCCTGCTCAATAAAACTGTTATTTTGCGACGGTTATCCACGTGCATCCGCTTCATAATATCCTTGAATCCTTCCGCAATTTGAATACCGGAGCACGTTTTACCAACACCAGTCCCGTGATAAATTAAAATGCCATTATACGGTGTATCAATACTGATATAATTTTTTAAAAACTCCTGCTGGGGAGATAAATTAAAAAGTCGCGCATTACAGATGTCCTCCGTTTTCTGATTATTGCGCTTTATCTTATTTTTGAAGAATTCTTTCTTAATATATATTTTTTCGTAGAAGTCTTTATCACTAAAATCTGGATAATACATATATTTTCTACTCGATGAATGTTGAATCACATTATTTTTATTAATTTTCTTCTTTATCCGGACCGCCAATTTATCTTTTTTCATTCTAATTTTTGTCATTCCTATATTATAAAAGATATAAAAAACTTTTGTTTTATATATCTTGGGATTCATTTTGGGACAAAAAATGGTTTCGCCGGTTCATAATCTTCCGCTTTCATCGTAAAAATAATCGGTTTTATCAATTTTTTTGTGTGAGAGTGGCTTATTACTCCTTCGGTATTCCATTTCTTGCTAAAATTACGCTCCATAAATTCTCGATATTCTTTTGGACCATATACTTCATACGCTCCAAATTTATATTTTCTTAATGGAAATAAATCTTCCAAATAATAATAATCTTTTGGCCATTCATATCTAAATAAAAAATAAGTATGGTCAATTACAATTTTTTGATTTACTAAATTTGGACTTCCGTAAAAAATGTCAATAAAGTATTTTTTATTATTCCGATATAATATTTTATCAATAAAATAAACTGTATGATTAACACATAATTTATCATTATTTTTTAACAATTTATATAATTTATCTTTGTATTCAACTGGAATCATTATATCAATGTCGTCATCCCATTTTATTATACCACCGCACCGAACAGCTCCTAAAAATGTTCCTCCAATTATCCAATAAACTATTCCATTTTTTTCTAATAATTGCGATACTTCATAAAATAATTTATATAGATTATATGAATCTTCTGGACTAAGATAGATATCTTCTTTTTTTTGTTCCATAAATAATTGGATAAATTTATTTTGTAAATAAATAAACGAGTGATAAGATAATAATCAAAAATATTAAAACACAGAAAAAGACAAAATTATTTAAGAAAATAATCTTAATCTTTTTCTTGCGTTGGTCTTTCCATCCAGAATCATCCAATACATTACTCCGAGGCTTATGGGGCTCTGGGTCTACTAAATGTATTTTCCTTCCATATATTCCTTCATAAATGTCTAATACTTCACCATATGAAAGAGTTGGCTTTTTATTTTCGATATTCACCATATTGTGCATGTCAATACACCAATGGGCTAATTTTTTGCGGTTTTCTAAATGTGGTTCTATTGGAAACATTTCAATGTGTTTTTTATAATTATTCCTACATAATCCACAAGGGAGAGTATGTTCAAGGGATTTGTAATAATTTTTATAAATTTCTTTATCTTTATCAGTTGGATAAAATGGGTAAGTAAAACTCATTGAATGTATTGAAAACCATAATCGTGGCCCCCATATATTTGGATCCATATATATAAAACAGATAAAAATTATATATATTCTAATTTTTCCATGTTCCAAAATGGTCATG